CTGACACTCAGACATTGAGCGCCAAGACCCTGACAAATCCGACTGTCACCAATTATGTTGAAACGCCTTACAGCGCAAACAGCAGCACGGCCATCACAATAGACCTGACCAATGGCACAGTCCAAATCATTACCCTGACAGGCAATGCGACTATCACAATGCCAACGGCAACAAGTGGCAAGTCTTTCATCATGTTTTTAAAGCAAGATGCCACAGGCTCACGCACAGTTACTTGGTCAACTGTTAAATGGCCTGGCGGTACAAACCCAACAATCACAGCCACTGCAAGCAGACAAGATATTTATTCATTTTTTGCTGATGGCACTAATTGGTATGGTGTCAATGTTGGTCAAAACTACACACCATAAGGACTGACTATGTTTGCAGCAAGTAAAACAGCGACAGTCTCTGGGGCAGCACCAGATGATAAATTTAATTACGTCACCATGCTTTTACATGGCGATGGGACTAATGGCGCTCAGAACAATACATTCTTAGACAGCAGCACAAACGCATTTAGCATTACCCGCAATGGCAATACAACCCAAGGTTCTTTCTCGCCTTATGGGTCTAATTGGTCTAATCTTTTTAATGGTACTAATGATTTTTTAGTTTCCAGAAATGCAACAAAACAAGATTCAGATTTTACATTTGAATGTTGGGTTTATCCAAATCCAAGTGCATTTTCAGGAGACCAAATTTTAATAGCTAATGCCGCTACTAATTATGCAAAATTAGGAATCAATACATCACGACAACTTTTCATTGACGTATCGAATGTTGGAGTTCTTGTTACTTCATCAACTAGCTTAGATAATAATAATTGGAATCATATTGCAATGGTTCGTTCTGGAACAAGTGCATTTATTTATCTAAATGGTGTGCGGGTAGCTTCTGCAACAAAAAGTACATGGGTTGCTGGCTCAGCATCCCCTGGAACATACTTGGCGGCAGGTGATGGTGGTGGTGGTTCATATGAAGGATATATTTCAAATATACGTTTTGTTTATGGAACAGCACTTTATACAAATTCAACATATACAGTCCCAACATCAAGTTTGACAGCAATCAGCGGAACAAGTCTTTTGACTTGTCAAAGCAATAGGTTTATTGACAACAGTAGCAACGCATATGCATTGACTGTTAGTGGCACACCAAGCGTTCAACGCTTTAATCCATTTGGTACTTCTACTGCCTACTCAACTGCTGTTATTGGTGGGTCAGGGTACTTTGATGGAACAACTGACTATTTAACGACCCCCATGTCAACACCTTTAACATTAGGTGCTGGGGACTTCACAATAGAATGCTGGCTGTATGGCACATTTGTTGGCGAGCAAAGACCTTTGTCTTGTTTAGAAGCCACTTTAAATTATTTTATTTATGCTGTTTATTTAAGCGGTACTGAACTTAGATTTTATGCGGGAGATGGCACTTCATACGCTATTCAAATGACTGCGGCTGGTGCAATGAAGCCGGGCGCATGGAATCATGTTGCGGTTGTTCGTTCAGGCTCTACTGCAACTATGTATGTAAACGGAGTTTCTGTAGCAACTGATGCTTCTGCTTCTGTCACATTGCCCGCGGCAGGGACAGCGTTGTGGTTTGGTGGTGAAGCCTATGGTGGAGGGTTTAACTTTTTTAACGGGTTCATGACTGACGCTCGTATCGTAAAAGGTACAGCCGTTTACACAGCAGCTTTCACGCCTCCCACTGCACCTTTGACAGCAATCACTAACACCAGCATCTTGCTTAATTACACCAATGGTGCAATCTTTGACAACGCCATGATGAACGACTTAGAAACTGTGGGCAATGCACAGATTTCTACAAGCGTGAAGAAGTATGGAACAGGGTCTTTGGCGTTTGATGGGACAGGGGATTGTTTAAAACCTAATCCCGCAAGCACAAATTTATATGCGTTTGACTCAGGTAATTTTACTATTGAGATGTGGTTTTACATTACAGCGTTTACGAATACATACAATACTTTGTTTGATTCTCGGCCTGTTTCAACACAAGGTTCATACCCAACAATAGCAATTACAAGTGGAAGACTTTACTATTATGTAAATAGTGCAGAAAGAATTGCAACAGCTAATTCAACAATTACTACAGGGCAATGGTATCACCTTGCAGTATCTAGGTCTGGCACTTCTACAAAAATGTTTCTTGATGGAACACAAGTAGGTTCTACTTACACAGATTCAACTGTTTATGTAAACGGCACAAGTAGGCCAGTAATCGGTGCAGAGGGATTTAATAGCCCTCCTAATGACTCAATTAACGGCTACATTGATGACCTACGCATCACCAAAGGTTATGCCCGATACACAGCAAACTTTACACCGCCAACATCAGCACTCTCAGATACAGGCCCATATTAAGGAACTACTATGCAAATTGCAATCTTAACTAGCCCCATTACAGTAGGCGATTATCGTGAACTGTTTAGCAATACATCGTTTAACTCAAGTGGCCCAAGCGATGAATTCTTGACTGCCAACAATGCTAAGAAGGTCAATGCTTTCAAAGCCCATGACCGACTGACACAGAAGTTGGTTTCATGCTCTGCCTATGACGATGGTGAATTTGTTTCTGTCGTTCAAGTAGCTGACATGAGTGCTGAAGAAATCCAAGCAGCTAAAGACTCTGCAATGGCACAATTAAGAGCCACACGCAATGCTTTATTGCTTGCTTGCGACTGGACTCAGATTGCTGATTGCACCATTCCCAAGAAGGCTGAATGGGCTACATACCGCCAGACATTGAGAGACTTTCCAGCGACTGTTTCTGATGCCAGGGCAACTGTTACATGGCCACGCAATCCTGACTGGGTTGAGACAACCATCTAAGATGAATCATGGATGCCGACACTGACAAGCGCCTGGCGGTGCATGAAGCTATTTGTGCAGAGCGATACAGTGCCATTGCCAACACTTTAAAAGATGGCGACAAGCGCATGACCAAGATTGAATATTTGCTTTATGCAGCAATCTTGGCCGTCTTGCTTGGCCCAGGTGTGGCTGCCGAATTCGTCAAAAAGATATTCGGATTATGAAAGACTGGGCCGTGGCATTCATTGCTGCGGCTCTTTGGGTCATCACTATCATTTGGTGCTTTTTTGTCATCATTTCGTTTTGGCCATGATCTATGCTCTGGTCCTATTAGCAGCCACTGCCGAATATCGATGCACCAGGTGGACTTGGACTGGTGATGTCTACAATCGGAGGGTTGTCTGCATCAAGTGGGAAAAGGTTGAGCGAAAATGATCATCGATCCAATCAGCGCGCTAGAAGGTCTACAAAGCGCCATCAGCATGGTCAAGAAGGCCAGCAAGGTTGCCAATGACTTAGGTGGCCTAGCACCCATGCTGGGCAAGATGTTTGATGCCAAGTCCACTGCGACTAGGGCGCTGCTTGATGCCAAGAAAAACAAAAAAGGCTCGAACATGGGGGTGGCCCTCCAAATCGAGATGGCTTTGGAGCAGAGTAGAGCTTTCGAGGAGGAATTGAAACTCCTGTTCATGCAGACGGGCAAGATTGATGTCTTCAATAAGATCAAAGCTCGACAGGCCCAAATGGACTTGGATGATGCCAGAGAGCTGAGGGCTTTAGAAAAGGCAGAGAAAGCGGCAAAAAAGAAAGAAGAAGAAATGCAAGAGCTGGCCATAATCATTGGCGGTGTGGCTTTTGTCTTGTTCTTGGTTGCAATTGGAATTTATGAATTGATGCAATTTTGTGAAACCACTAGAAGGTGCGGTCGGTGAATGAGTATCAAAAGACTTTTGATGTGTGCCTCAAGATATTCGTTTACGGGTGTGTGGCGCTTTATTTCTTAGGTTTTCTGAAGTTTCTGCCTGATGACTTATCTGACAGAATTGTCAATCTATTGCTTGGAAAGGTGGGGCTTGGAAAATGAAAATCACGGCTTACCAGATCAACGCCAATATGCTGAGAGAGGCCCAGAGGGTGATGCATCAGCAGAATCTAAAGCAGCTGGAGATTTTGAACAGGCAGGCAGAACTGGCGCATAAGACCAAAGAGATTAAGACACAATGGGTCAAACCTAATTCTGTGGATGTATACACATGAAATATCTGCTTGCAATTGCTTTGATAATGCTCACTGGCTGCGAAGATCGGTATCGATACAAGTGCCAGAATCCTGACCATTTCCATGCACCGGAGTGTCAGAAACCAAAGTGCCTATTTACTCAGCAGTGTCCAGAATACCTGGTCGCGCCAATACTGGAGAAACAAGTCAATGCAACCCAACAGCCAGCAGAAAAGTGAGCTTTTAAGCGCAGAGGCTTTTGAAGTCAGAGTCTGGGGATTTGTGGTGGTCTCAGTGACTTTGATCTTGTGCTTCATTGTGGTGGCACTTTTGTACTCTGTGACTTTTGTCACTCAACCGATCAAGAGCATGGCCCCGATTGACCAGGCTTACACCAAGATGCTGAACGATATCGTTTTGCTGATTGTGGGTGGCATTGGCGGGGTAATGACCAAGAGGGCCGTGGGCGCGGCCTCTAAGGCTTTTGGTGGCCAACAATCAATGATGCAGCAGCCAATGTGCCAGCCCATGATGGGTGGCCAGTATGGATACAGCAACAACCACGGGTTCAATGCCACCACCAATGGCATTCCCAGTCAGCCATTTGGCGCTATGCCCAAGTGGACCAACCCAGAATTAGACGAGTCTTGGACACCTGGTCCACCACCAGACACGCCACCAGACCATCTTGAAGATGACCATGAGCGCGAACAGCTGGCGCAGGCTAGACAGGAGGCAGAATAATGCTACCAATACCCCTACCCTGGCTCATTGTTGGTGTCTTGGTCTCATTATTCGGCTCATACCGAGTGGGCCACCACTATGGGTGGCTGGAGCGCGACAATGACATGAAGATTGCCATTGCCCAAAAGAATGATGAAGCCAGAGCCAAAGAGAAAGAGCTTGGCGAGAAACTGCAAGATCAGGAAACGAAACTCAGAAAGGCCCAAGATGATGTCAAGAAAA